TGTGTTCTTCGGACTGAAAGAAGCGCAAGCCCTGACCGACCTGAAGATCAAGGGTGTGCCGTCAACAATAGAGCGTGACTACAACTGGCCGGGGCAGTTCAAGCCGTTCAAACACCAGAAAGAAACCGCTGCATTTCTTACCCTACGTAAACGCGCATTCTGTTTCAACGAGCAAGGTACAGGTAAGACAGCTGCAGTTATCAGGGCGGCTGACTACCTGATGAAGATAGGGGCTATACGGCGCGTACTTATTATCTGCCCTCTGTCTATTATGAAATCTGCATGGCAGCAGGACTTGTTCAAGTTCGCCGTGCATCGTAGCTGCGACGTGGCATATGGCAAGCGAACACAACGCGTAAAGGTAGTGCAAGGTGGGGCTGAGTTCGTCATCGTCAATTTTGACGGGCTTGAGATTATCAAAGACGAGATAGCTAACGGCGGGTTCGACCTGATCGTAGCTGACGAAGCTTCTGCGTATAAGAATATACAGACTAACCGCTGGAAAACACTCAAGACTCTGCTCACCCCAGACACATGGCTGTGGATGCTGACTGGTACACCGGCTGCACAGTCGCCTGTCGATGCGTTCGGTTTGGCTAAGCTGATTAACCCTGACGGTATCCCTAAGTTCTACGGTCAGTTCCGCGACAAGGTCATGGAGAAGGTTGGTCAGTTCCGCTGGATACCCCGCCCTAGTGCAGAAGTGACGGTACACAATGCACTGCAACCCGCCATACGGTTTGAGAAGTCGCAGTGCTTAGACTTACCGGACGTTACGTATGTCGAACGTGAAGCGCCGCTTACCCCCCAGCAGAAGATGTATTACAAAATACTAAAAGAACAGATGCTGATGGATGCGGGCGGTGAAGAAGTTACCGCTGTTAACGCAGCCGTTAAACTCAACAAGCTTCTGCAGATTTCAGGTGGCGCGGTGTATTCGGATACTAAAGAAGTCATTGAGTTTGATGTATCAAACCGCCTCAAGGTTGTGCAGGAAGTTATCGAAGAAGCTAGTCACAAGGTGCTGGTGTTCGTGCCGTTCACGCACACGATTCAATTATTGAAAGACCACCTGACTAAAGCTGGCATCACTAGTGAGATTATTAACGGACATATTTCTGCGGGCAAACGTCACGATATATTTCAGCAGTTCCAAACCAAGCCTGACCCCAAGGTGTTAATAATTCAGCCACAAGCTGCGTCGCATGGAGTTACGCTTACTGCTGCAAATGTAGTAATCTGGTACGCCCCAGTGACCAGTGTTGAAACTTATCTGCAAGCTAACGCACGTATAAATCGCCCCGGTCAGAAGAACCCTATGACTGTGGTGCACTTACAAGGCAGTCAGGTTGAGCGGCGTATGTACAACGTATTGCAGGGCAACATAACCAACCACAATAAAATAATTGACCTGTACAAACAAGAACTCAACGAAAAGTAGTTGACATTGTCAAGTGATGGTGTAATATAGGTTCTGGGGAAAGCGGATGCTGTGTGCGCGACACCGCGTTAAGCAGGTCGTAATGCGGCATAGACGCAGCGAGTACCCAACGATGTTGGTGGTAGTGGTGTGAGGTTGGTACAGCCCAGCGAGAGGTGGCGCTAATAACACTCGCAGTGGGGGCAGGGCGATCCTTTCGGAATACTCCAAGTGCTCTGTGACCCCACAATAACTAGAAGGAGCTAAGTATGGGTGTATCTGCTAACAAGCTCTCGGAAGTTTATCTAAAAATACGTGATGCGCGATCAGAACTAAAAGCGCGGTACGAAGAAGAAGATAAGCAACTAGCAGAGCAGATGAGTATCATAGAAGAACGTTTGTTAGACATATGTAAAGAACAAGACGCTAACAGCATAAAGACCCCAACGGGCACAGTCATACGGCGTGTAGCTACGAGATACTGGACTAATGACTGGGACTCAATGTATAAATTCATAAAGGAGAATGATGCGCTAGGTCTGCTAGAACAGCGAGTACATCAGACCCATATGAAACAGTTTTTAGAAGACAACCCTGATGTATTCCCACCCGGTATGCTTGTCGATAGCAAGTATGCGATTACAGTAAGAAGGAGCAATAAATAATGAGCAACGACGTTTCTATTTTTAAGAACCGCGACGTAGCTGTCGCCGGTAAGAAAACCCCTAGCGCACTGACGCAGTCGCTGATGAAAGCTGGCGGCAGGCTCAAGCGTATCTCGCCACGTAACGGTATGTTTGTCCGCGTAGTTAATGGCGACGCCGCTGGCAAGCTTAAGCCACCGCTTCGTGTTGTTCTGGTAGGCGTAGCACAAGCCAATGCCCAGCGTCAGTTCTACATTAAGTCGTACGACCCCAACGCTGAAGCTACTGCGCCAGACTGCTGGTCTAACGATGGTAATAAACCCGACCCAAGCATCAAGGCACCGCAGGGTAAGACTTGCGAAACCTGCCCTCAGAACATCAAAGGTTCTGGCTCTGGTAACACCCGTGCATGTCGTTTCGAGCGCCGCGTAGCAGTCATCCTGCCGGACGAGGTAGGTGGCAATAACCACGGTGATATCTACCAGATGAAGTTTGCTTCGAAGTCTATCTTTGGTAAAGGCGCTGGTCAGGTATTCCCGCTGAATGCTTACATCGATTACGTTATCGCTAATGGCGAGAACATCGACGGGGTTATTACCGAGATCGATTTTAATGAAGACAACGACAATCAGTCGGTATTGTTCCGTGCCGTAGACTTCGTTGCTTCACATCCCGAACTGCAAGCCGCAGTGGACGAAGCCGTTGCTTCACCAGAAGCACAGAAAGCTGTAGTCCTTACCGTAGCCGCTGTGGACAAGGGTGAAGGCGACGCTGATGAGGAATTTGAGACGGCGAAGAAGCCTGCAACGAAAGCGGCGGCTGTGGAAGTTGAGGAGGAACAAGCTCCCGTCGCTGAGCCTACGAAGCGCACTAGCAAGAAAGCGACGCCAGCGCCTACGGAAACCAAGAGTCTGGCTGACGTGGTTAGTGCATGGAGTGATGACGAGGAGTAACACATGAGCTATGGCTATAGCCAACAGCTCGTTAGCGCAAACCGGCGGGCTAGTAAGAAGTCACCGGGTGTGTTGCTAGGTAGGGTATGTATCGCTGCAGACTACCCAGTGTCTGAGATTGCAGGTCGTATCGGTGTGAGTCGCACTACGGTCTACAACTGGTTCACTGGGTTATGCATCCCTGCTGATAAACACATAGTGCGTATCGACGAGCTTATAAAAGAGCTGAACCGCGTTAAGTAAAAGTTCTGCCGCACCCCCCGTGCGGCTTTTGGGGAGGAGCAATCCTCCCCTTTTTTACCCCTAATAAAACCATGGCTGACTTCGACCTACTTGATAACGTGCTATCGCCCGACGGGTGGTTCGCCGTTGTTGGCATCAAGGGCAAGTCAGTGTTGCAGGAACTCGTTCAGACCAGACAAGAATTAAACGAGATTGCGGACAAATTCCTAAGTGCGAAGCGCAATGTGTACTTCGGTTGCGCCAAGTACGAAACGGGGGATAACAGGCAACAAGAAAACGCTAAGTATTTCAAAGCGTTCTGGATGGACATTGACTGCGGCCCTGACAAAGCTGCACCGAACCCGAAGAAGGGTAACAAGATTGAAGGCTACATAGACCAAGCCACAGGTATGCAGGAGCTTCAGCGGTTCTGCAAAACCATAGGTCTACCCAAGCCTACCATCGTGAACTCAGGTCGTGGCTGGCATCTGTACTGGATTCTGGACGAGGTTATATCTCGTGAGCAGTGGGAGCCAGTGTCAAACCGACTGCTTGAGTTATGCCGGATTCATAACCTTATCGTAGACCCCAGCGTCTTTGAGGCAGCGCGTATTCTGCGCATACCGGGCACTTTAAATTTTAAGGACGACCCACCATCTAAAGTAGAAGCAGTATCACTGGGTAAGCCCGTGACGCTGGCACAGATGCGGGAAATTCTGAACGTCGTGGACGCGCCAGCCAAAAAGTTCGCCCCGCGCCGTGACATCCAGCGTAGCGCCCTGACCCTATCCCTTATGGGGAACCGGATCGCCAAGTTCAAGACGATCATGATGAAGTCGGCTAAAGGTGAGGGCTGTCCACAGCTAGTGCATTGCTTCCAGAACCAAGACACGATTAGCTATGACCTGTGGCGCTCAGCCCTGTCGATCACGGCGTTCTGTGAGGAAGGCGCATCGGCTGCGCACAAGATGTCCGAGCAATACCCCGGCTATGACCCCGAGGAAGTAGAGATCAAGGTTCAGGACTTGCAGCGTAAGGGTGGCCCCCATTTCTGCACCACGTTTGAGAAGTGGAACCCCGGCGGCTGCGACGGTTGTGTACACAAAGGCAAGATCACGACACCCATCGTTCTGGGTAAGGAGATAGCCAGAGATGAACCAACCGACGAGGGTTATGTAGTCGAGGCCGAAGAAGCTGAAGATGAAGCCCCGGTGCATCACGTCATACCCCCCTACCCGTGGCCGTTCTATCGCGGCAAGACTGGCGGCATATACAGGGAGGTCAAGGATGATGATGACGAGCTGGTGTACGAGCACGACCTCTATGTAGTCAAGCGGATGCGTGACCCTGAGCATGGCGAGGTTGCCCTGATGCGACTGCATTTGCCACGTGACGGGGTCATGGAGTTTACCGCCCCGCTGAACCAGATCATCGTCAAGGAAGAGTTACGCAAGGTGCTGGCCAAGCACGGTGTGGCTGGGTATCCGAAGCAAATGGAGGTTCTGGCGCAATGTATTTTGGCCAGCATAAAGGAACTACAGATAACAAAGAAGGCGGAACTTATGAGAACACAGTTCGGCTGGGTAGACAACGACAGCAAGTTTATTGTGGGCGACCGCGAGATTACTGCGGATGCAGTCTATTACAGCCCCCCATCGTCGCACACCGCTGCCATAGCGCAGTGGATGAACCCTAAGGGTACGTTAGAAAAATGGAAAGAAGTCTTCAACCTGTACAGCAGGCCCGGTCTGGAGCCGAATGCATTTGCTGCACTTACGGGCTTCGGGTCGCCACTGCTCAAGTTCACAGGGCTTAACGGGGCCATCATCAACGTCATCTTCAAGAACTCTGGTAGCGGTAAGTCTACGACGTTGTATATGTGCAACAGTATATGGGGGCACCCCGAGCGGCTCATGGCTATCCCTCGCGACACTATGAACGCTAGGATGCATAGGCTGGGGGTTATGAACAACTTGCCGTTTACGATGGACGAGATCACCAATATGAAGTCCGAGGAGTTCTCAGACCTGTCGTACGCCATGTCGCAGGGCCGGGGCAAAGACCGGCAGAAGGCGTCGGCCAATGAGCTACGCCTGAACATGACCTCGTGGAACAGCCTATCTCTGGCCAGTGCTAACGCCTCGTTCTACGAGAAGCTGGGTGCGCTAAAGAATACGCCTGACGGTGAGCGTATGCGGGTCATAGAGTATGAGATCGGCTATAGCAAGGCTATCAGTACGGAGGAAGGCAAGCATATGTTTGACCATGTGCTGCGGGATAACTACGGCCATGCTGGGGACATATATGCTCAGTGGCTCGTAGCCAACCGCGAGGAGGCTGTACGTAGCTTGCTAGAAGTGCAAGCCAAGATAGATAAGGAGCTGCGCTTAACCCAACGGGAGCGGTTCTGGTCGGCTATCGTTGCATGTAACATCACAGGGGGGTTGATTGCCAAGCGTCTGGGCTTGATCGACTATGACTTAAAAGCTGTGTACAAGTGGGCTTGCAGCATGATTCGCGACGTGCGCAACGACAACGAAGCACCCATAGATGATGCGACTAACACCATAGGCGACTACATCAACCGGCATCTGCGCAACGTGCTTGTTATCAATGGCGAGGCAGACCAGCGCACTCAGCTAACTCCAGCCCCGTTGCAGGAGCCATACGGGGAGTTAATAATTAGGTGTGAGCCAGACACTAAGCGCATGTACATCGTAGCTAAGCACTTCCGAGACGACTGCGTGAAACGCCAAGTTAATGTCAAAAACACACTTAAACAGCTAGAGACTAGAAGCATATATCTAGGCTCGACTACGCGCCGTATGACTACGGGCACTAAGATTAAAGGCACTCCTGTCCATGTAATGATGTTCGACTGCAGCACCCCCGAGTTCATCAGCATAGACGACTATATCCAGCCGGGGGCTACAGATGCGGATAGAGGGAGTGGTGTATCAAATTAACTGGAAGGCGTTCAAGCGGGGGTCGTCGTTCTTTATCCCCTGCCTGAATCCTGACGCAGCCACGGAAGACATAATGTTTGTAGTCGAACGATTACAATACGACGTTGTTACCAGAACGGTAATAGAGAATGGCATTCAAGGTGTACGAATTTGGCGTGTCTGAGCTATACTAAACCCGGCAGAAGCGTTGTTAGCTCCTTCGCAACCTGCTCATTCTCCTTTTGCTTAGTGCTTCCCCCCGGCTAGTCCGGGGGTTTTTTATTCGTTCGACAGTAGGGCAAGCCCCCGCTCCCTGCGCTTTTCTTGCTCTAGGTACTGTTCTTTCACCTCCACCCCTTTACGGGTCACGGCAGCTTTTTCAAGCTTTGACTCTAGGGCGTTCGTTAAATCATCCTCGCCGATAATAAGTTTCGCTATGGGGAACTTTCTATTAAACTTGACTATGTCAGATTTTATATCCTG